CCCTCCCCTGTTATTTAAGTCAATCTCTCTTCTCCTTGATTCTAGCATCGAGGTAAATCTCCATCAATGTAATCAGTTTTCAAGATTAATTGACTGCTCTTCAACATACAACATTAAACATCATCCGCTATCGCTCCTGATGTCCAAGTCATGATGAGGGAAATTTGCTTTCTAATAAGCGCAAGGTTGAATGATTAAGTCCCTAGCTACAACGCACAACCAATTAAACCACCAAATCAATCTCTTGTTCAGACGCCTTCGCTTCTGTCGCAATTTGCTCATAGATGTGAAGATACCGCTCAAAGCTCGTATCTTTTCTGTGCCCAGTAATCATCCTCGTAAGAAAGAAACTTTTAGTTTCACCCACCAATCGAGTGACAAAGGTATGTCTGCAAGCATGAAAGGCTTTTGGCGCAAACTTCGTATCTTTGTATGCTTCTCTTAGCTTGATGTATGCCTGATTGTAGTTCAACTCATCAAATAGCATGTAGTCGGTGCGGTCCTTCCCAAACTTACCCTCAGCATGAAGTTTACTCTGGGTCAGATACCGAGTGGCAAGGATGTTCCAAACTTCTTTGGTACGGATTGGGATGATGCGACTGTTCTTTGGGCTTATTACCTTATGACTCTTCAAGGGTTTTCTTTTGATTGTACCATCAGCTTCTCTATGTCTATTTTCATCCGCTGGTTGTGAATCAAGTAGTAGATATCCGAAATATGAGATGTTGCACCGCTCCAGTTCTTTTTTAAGAGACTCACTACTCACTTCACCTTTAAACAACGCATTCATAGGCAATCCGAATAGCTCATTGAAACGCATGCCAGTATTATACAACACCGTCAGGAACTCAGCGGTGGTTCTGCAGTCGATTCGTTTGCAAATCAGTTCCAGTTCTTCCTCAAGGATGATGTCTTTATACCCCCTACTTCCGAGCTTATGAGATGGTAAAACGGGTGTCTTTTGGACAGAGCTTGGGTCAATGAGGTTGTAGCTCTGCAGAAAAGTGAGAAAGACATTCACTGTGCGCAGAATATTGTTGATTGTCCCTGCCGCAATCGGTTTTGACTTTCCTCGTATCAACTGATTCGCATTGGTCGAAAGCCAGTCTGAGAATTCATGAAAGTACAGGTGCCAGGTATTGACGTTGTTAAGTCCCTTGATGTTCAGGAACCAGTGAAGCACCCACTGCTCAAGATAGAGCACATTGTTTTTCCAACTGTTCGGTGCCCGTTCTTTTTGCCAACCTTGAAATTTGGTGAGCAGCTCGTTGAACTGATAGTGCTTTGTCTTCCATTCGAGCTTTTTCTCGATGAACGCTTTCTTTGCCCCCATCGCAGCTGACTGAGACCTAGCCCATTTCTCAGCTTCTTCTCTGGTCTTGAAGATAGGAGTATCTGCAGCAGGATAACGTAACCTGTTACCGAGATGGTCGAGGTAGGTAAAACGAAAGCGCAGTTGACCTTTTTTGTTTTTCCGAGTGTCGAGATACATTGGAGGCTCCCTTTCGGTGTTACCTCCATTTATCGGCCTCTCTGCAACTAACTGTAATTGCAGGTTTTCACAAATGAACCCATCTCTGACACCGGATTTAATTTCCTTGTTAAGGAGTTCAATCTTATCAAGCGTTTATAGCTTGATTGGTAACAAAAATGGGTTCAAAAATGGTGGGCCGGGAGGGACTTTACACCACTGAACAAACGACAAAGTACCTGAAGTACTAAGAAAAGCAATCGGTTTTTAAATTGAAGTCTTTAAGGGAGGTTTACTTACTCTTCAGGGCATCGATGAGGGCATGAAGTTGAATTGCGATATCTTCCTTGGAATCCTCTGTGGATATCCAGCCAGCAAAAATCTCTTTTTGAGAAACACCTAGAGCATTTGCTAACAGCTCTAAAGTGTCGAGGGACAGGTTCTGTGGGTCACTCTCCATCTTGGAGACAAACCGCATACTTAGCTTTGTCTTTTCGGCGAGTTCCTTTTGTGTAAGCTTTTTTGCAAGGCGCATTCGCTTCAAATTTTGACTCACAATCGTCTTCAGATTCATCAACGCCTCCTGCAATCAAATGCTACAGACAGTTGAATAACTTTAGTATAGAACTATTATTCTCATTTTGTACATAAAGTTCTATACAAGTTCGAGCGATAGACTCAGAAGGAAATCAACACAAAGGAGAAATTTCCAATGAAGATGTCTATTTCACTAACTATTCTAGCTGCTTTTACGGTCTCTTGTGGTTCCGCTGAGACCTCCACAAAGGCTCCTGCTTCAGATGAAAAGACCATAGAAACCCCTCCACTCCCCACACAACCCGATAAATCAACCTCGATGTCATTCGCTTCAGCTCAAAAGCTGCCAAAGTGCTCCGAATCGAATGAAGGGTCTTTGGCTTATTTATTGGTAGAGAAAGAATTCAGAACTTGCACTGCTGGTTCTTGGAATACCGTTGATATAGCAGGAAAAGATGGGACAAATGGCAAAGAAGGCACTGATTGCACAGTCTCCGATTCGGGATTGGTCACGTGTGGGTCTGCAACACATCAAATTCCGAACTTCAAGCCGCAGTTCAGGGGTGTCGCAATAACCGCAGAGGCATCTGGAGCAAATTGCATCTTCGGAGGTAGTAAGGTCACTCAATTCAATGATACTAATGGAAATGGACAAAAAGATTCAGGTGAGGATGATGTTGGCAGCGCCAAATACATATGCAAAGATTATGGCAGAATTATTCAAACCTATCGTTGCTCCGGTCAAATTGAAACTACTGGCATATACTATGAATATCAGGCACAAATTACTAATGCGGGGGACGTTTTAGTCCAAGCGGTAATCCAAGATGCCTATCAGGGAATCAGTAGCTCTGTAAATTACGGTTCAGGCCAGGCAGGTGCTAAGTTCGGGTTTGTATCTGTGTCTTTTGATTTGAGAGGCGCAAACGGCGGAGGTTATTGGGAAGTTAGCCTTAATCGCTCAACCCTGGTGCCAGTCATCACCTATAATGATGTCGAATTTAACCCAGCTGTTGATACATTCACAATTCCTGCCAGTAATTGCTCGGTAGTGAATCTTACAGATAGCAATTAACTTCCTATTGCCCCAACGGCCTATTCTTTGCTACACCAGTCATATAAGCGGATATCATTCCCTATAAACCTGGAGAAAAACAATGGGCTTACAATCAAAAGTAGTTGAAAACATTAAAGAGTTGATGGAAAAGCAGGGCATTACACAATCACAGCTTGCTGAAAAACTTGGGGTGTCTATACCTTTAATTGGTAAAATGTTTGCCGGAGACACTGGCATCCATCTAGACAGATTAGAAGTGCTTGCAACAATCTTTAACACCACACCAGTTAAGCTTCTTACAGGTGATTTCAGCCAATCTGAGAACGTTACATCTATCGAGGGCGCAATCGCCTACCCCGAGGGCTCCTTGCCAGGACTAGCCCATAAGATAGCCTCCAAGCAGGGTCAGATTATGCGATTACAGCGTGACGTTACTGAGGCTAGTGAAAAGCTACAAAAGATGTTGGGGGTGTGAGGTCTACTGTGTAGGTACTGAAGGCTACTGATGGGGTATGAGAGTCTGATTATCTCATCCGCCGAGCATTTAATCGTACGTAAAGTTAATCGTACGCACTAAGTGCTGTCCAACCTCAATATCTTCAATTGAATTCATGGCTATATTGATTGTTAGCTGGTAGAGCGGGTCATCCTCTGACCCTGAATACTGGTATGCAACATCTACATTATTTAGGTTCAGGAATAAAACAGTCGACGCAACTGCAGTGCGTTTATTACCTTGCTGAAAAATATGACCTTTTGTCAATTTCCATAACAAAAGTCCCGCTAAATTTACAAGTGGCTCGTTTTCATAATACTGGAGGGAATAGAGACTTGCGTCTAAATTGCTTTCATTAAGAAAACCATCAGGCTCGCCGGGGACAAGAATCATTGAATGGATATTGATAATCTCCTGCTTTGACAGCCAATTTATCATTTACTATCATATTCTCTCAATGAATTTAATAGAGGAGCCATACGCTTCACATTGAACTCAATCAACTGCTGTCTATCACCCGAATCAACAATTTTTTGGACTTCAGGGGTACTAGTCGCCACCGGTACCACTATATTCTTGTTAACCTTTTCAGGAACTTGCAATTTTTCGTTATTCATTGTACTTCTCCTTAACAATACATATCGTCCATTCTAGCACAAAAGTTTAGTGTTGCAGCGATTATTTTTGCCGCCTGTTAACAACAACATTACCCCGCTCCAGGTATTTCACCCTGCTCTTATCAATCTCGAAGACAAAGTAAGTAGCCCTGCCTGCCAAAAGGGCTTTTTCAAGCTCTTCCTGCGTCAATTTGCTCAGGCAGTACGTTTCACCAAGCAGAATATGAGATTCAGCCTTGACCTTTATAGAGGCGCTACGACCCAGCGTGTGTACGGTATAGACATTTGCTTTTGGTATTGTCGATAGTATTTGCATTTATAGATACCTCCTTATGGAACTGGTCGTTGCGAGGTAAAGCAACTCTGCCCCATTTTTGAGCATTTTTGTTGACATGCTATATGATACATGGTATAATCACAAGTGCTGAAACACTTATGAAGGATTACTGAATGTTAACTTTAGAAGAATTTAAAGAGTTACTAAATTACCGTCGAGAGACAGCAGAGTTTACTTGGAAGAAACCTCGTCAAAACGTCAAAGTTGGGGACATCGCTGGATGTGTTAATAAAGTTAAAGGCTACCACTACATTGGAATCAAAGGTAGAAACTACTATGCACATCGACTGGTCTGGCTATTTGAAACTGGCGATTGGCCAAAAGGCCAGATAGACCACATTAACAATGATAAACTTGATAATCGTATTGAAAATTTACGAGATGTCTCTAATAGGGAAAACCAACAGAACCAGAAATCTCACAGAAATGGCCGTCTGGTGGGATGTTACTATCATAAACAGAAAAATAAGTGGCATGCTGAAATCCGTATCAATGGGGAAAAAGTATCCCTCGGTCTCTATTTAACAGAATCAGAAGCGCACACCGCTTATAGAGACACTCACTTCGAATGGTTTGGACATCATCCACTCACAGCATAGAAAGGTAATTCAAATGAAAATCATATTCCTGATACCTTTACTCGCTCTAGCAATTTCCTGTGGTAGAGAGTGTGAGAAAGTTACAACTGGCGAAGTTGGAGTCGAGAACCTAGAAACAGATTTTAATAACCCAGACAACCCTATTCCTGAAGATAATACTTGTTTAACAAATTAAAAGGAGACTTTATGATAAGAGGAACTCAAAGAAAGGTAGCTGGAGAAGTTGCAGGAGAAATCGACCCCGATGGATACAGAGTCATCGAGATTGACGGAGTGTATTACAGGGCCAATGATTTAGCCTGGCTTTACGTCTACGGCACATTTCCGGTCAATGGCACCTATCACTTGAATGGTAATCGAGACGATAACAGAATTGCAAATCTGCGAGAGAACCTTAGCCCGCAGAGTAATTAGTCTTCCTTCTTTGCTTCATCATAAAGCTTACGGTACTCAGAATCTTTCGAATAAAGCAGGTAATGAGTGACACCAGCAGAGTTGATGCTTCTACCAACACCTTCCTTGAAATACTTACCGTACTTGCTCTCCAGAGCTTGCTTTGCTTTGCTTGCTGTTATCCCAGCACCCTTTGCAAGGTTCTGCCCTATAACTCGCCCATACTTGTCAGTGACTCTACCGGCAGCCACACCTGCAGCTCCACCAATTATTGAGCCCAATGGACCACCCACAGCAGTACCAATGGCACCACCAATTACAGCACCAGTTATTGAGTTTCTTGAACCGTTGGTAACACCACCAGAGGCTCTTTCAGCAAGTCTTGCTTTCTCAAACTCAGCATTCAGATTTGGGTCGAGCTTGTCGAGGTTTTCCTTCCTGTAGAGAAGTTGGTCTTTACCTACAGAGTCCTTCATTGTCTTCACTTTGGATAGCGTCAGGTCAGAACCGCCTAGAGTGCTGTTTCCATACTCGTCAACCGCTTTCTTCAAACCAAAATCTTTTGTGGTAGCTGATAGAGTGCTTACGTCATCGGCAACACCTTCCATTGCCTTTTTGTAGTCAGGGTTTAGAGACTTCAGATTCTGGTCAACATCATGTCTGATACTCTTCAGGAACTCATTTGAAGCCTTGAGAGCTTTCTTGTCCCAGTCAATTTCATCATCAAGAGACAGAACAAACTTCTTCAGTTCAACCTCTGAGAGGTCAGTGTTTGTGAGGTATTGCTTTATTGCTTCTGCTTGTTTGATAACTCTTTGGGATTGACTCAGTGGGTTTGCTACCACTTGCCCATCAGGGTTAATTTTCAAATGATTCTTATCAAACAGATTCTTTTCAAGACTCTCAAGAATGGTCTTCTTTGTAGTTTCTGCATTTGTGAGTTTACTCTGCCCGAGTGTATCCCAAGCCTCACTGCTACCTTGTGAGACCCGTTCCTTCATTCTGTTTGCAGACTGCACAACATCATCTTCAAGACCAGAAACAGACTTTGCACCCTGCAATGCTTTTGGATTATTCATCAATGCTTCAGTCACATCTGAGTCAACATCAAAAGCAACCTTGTTCACACCTTTCACCAGAGGCTTTGCAACTTTACTGATAGCTTTACCAGCGAGGTTCATTCCTACCGGAATAGCACCACCGAATCCTGCACCAATTGCTGTGTCCTTTACCATTCCTTGCAGGTCTTCTGCTTCACTTGCACCAAGACCAGCAACGCCACCCATCGCAGCACCTTGAGCAGCCATTCGACCTAAACCAGCAGCAGCGCCAGCAGGAATGACCGCTGTAGCAAGACCGCCAGCGACGTTACCTCCAAGGTAAGCGTTGGGGTTCTGTTCTTCAGAGGCTCTATCAAAATTACGATTCTCATCTCTAGCTTGCTTGTAAGTCTTGTCTCCGAATACAGACTGAGCACCAGCTGTGATTTCATCTGCAAAACCAAACGTAGCACCTTGAGCAGCTCCTCGCAGAGCAGACTGTGTTGCGGTGAATTCTGGTTGTTTTAACTTTGCTTCCCATGTTTCAGGAGTATCAAATTTACCCGTTTTGACTGCGTCACTAATTTCTTCATCAGGAATGAAAACTGGAACTCCAGGTTTCTTACTGGTCTCATTTCCGACGAAGTTCTGTCCTGTCTTGTAGCCTTTAGAACGCAAGTGATTCACTGCTACGTTATTGCCTTGGTCATCGAAAGCATCTGGCACTGACTGAAGGTTACCTTCTTTGTCATAAAAACTAACTGGCATAGTTAAAAGTCCTCATGCGTAAAGTTTTTCTTAGGTGGAGCATCTTGCTGCTGTGCACCTGCTTTTCTAAAGCCTGACTTTTCGAGTGTCTTCTCAGTCATTCCTCGAATCATCTTCTGAGCCTGCTCTAGTTTAGCGGCGGTATTGTCGTTGCGGTTTGTGGGATTCAGTCCAGACCAGCCACCGACATCGGGGATTTGTTTCTGAAGGATTGACAAGTCGGGACCGTTCAAGACACCAAGGTTTTCCAGTTCCTTTAGCTTCAACTGTATTGAACTAGACAGAGCAAGCATGCGCTCGCCATTTGGCCCAGTTTCAAAGTTTCCATACTTCGATTGAAGGTCTCTTAGCTCGTTCAATTGTGCATCAATTGTCTCTTGTGTTGCAGCTGCTTTTCTAAGTTTCTCAGCGTCAGATGCTTTAATGGCAGCCTCACCAGTCTTCTCGTAGCCAGGAATGTTTGTTTCCAGTTCCCTTAGCTTCAGCTCTTCTTGTCGCTTGTATTGTCTGTCTTCTCTAACATCAGCTCTAGCTTGCTCTCTGTCGTTTCTGGCAACTGAACGCTCTGCTTGTAGTGCTTTTGCAGCTTCAATCTTGGCTTTGTTGTTCTCTTCAATTGCATAAAGCTTCTCAAGTGTCGGGATAGCATTCTTCAATTGAGCAGCACTCATTCCAGTAAAGTCTTTGCTTGGCATTAGACGCTTCGCAAGTTCTTGTGCCATTACTGACTGTTGACTTGTAGGGTCTTTTTCAGCTTCTAGGTCGGCTGTTTTGGTAGCTCTATCTGCATCAGAGTCAGCCCATTCTTGAACCTGTCTGTTCTTAACATCGGCGTTCCAAGTATCGTCCTGCAACTGTCGCTTTTTGAGTTGTTCATCTTTGAGCTTCTTTTCATCCCGGTCGAATTTTCCTTGAACCTGAGAGTTAACGTCCATGTAAAAAGAACCATCATCACGAACGCCGCCACGTGCAACAGAGGCACCCCTTCCAAACTGCTCAAAGGCTGACCCGAGGTTGGTCACGAGGTCTGAGGCTATGCGTTGATTTTCATTCGAGGGTGGAGCTTCTTCAGCAACGGGAGCACTGTATTTCTGTGTCAAGTAGCTTCTGAGAGCTTGTTTTTTCTTTTCATTTTCATCAAGAGTTTCTTGCTCTGTGAGAGGACCAAACTGCATGTTACTTTTTCCTTTTTTCTTTCATGAGTTCTGAAATAGCCGATAACATGACCCCTTCAAGGGTTTGCTTATCAATTGCCTTGACGCCGTCCTGCTCTCTAACCATCTTCTGGCCGAGTTCAGTGTCTTCAATATCCTGGACCATGAGACCGACTTTATCACCTTCACCATGTTCTTGAGATTTGTATTTGTAACTTTTTGGGTCAAACGCCGAGAAGAACTCTTGAATTGCTTCAGGAGAGACTTTCTTGATGTCTTTCTTTACTCGTTCATCTGAAGCCATCATTCCTGCGCTGAGTGCTGCACCTCCAATAGCGGTTGCACCTTTGGTAATAGCACCCAATGTTTCAGCAGCTTCTTTCTTCTTGCGGTCGCCAAGCATAGTGTAATAATCAGCCTGAGCACCAAGAGCACCTTGCTGCATTCCTGCTTTCTTTGAAGCATTGTCAAACATGTTCTGAGGCTTGTTTACTTTGTTCTGAATCATGGCTTGATTAGAAGCACCAGTGTTCATGTTAGAAAGGTCTTGTTTTGCACCCCAAGTCTTTGTTGCCATGTCATTCACAGTATTGGCGTTGGACTGCTGTGCACCTTGTTCTTGACCAGCATTAAATTGCTTGTTTTGCTGAGTACCCTGTATGTTAAACTTGCCTGTATCAAGTGTGTTCCCAGCATTAAACTGGCCAGCATTGTTATTTACACCAGCATTAAACTGAGAAGTGTTCATCTTGTTTTGAGTATTGAACTTGTTGATAGCATCCTGTGCCGAGGCTTGCTGAGACTGTTCGCCAAAGCTTTGGTCTCGCATCTGACCAGACATGTTCCCTTGTTGCATGATAGCACTCAAAGCTCTCTCTTGTGCCATAGCAGCAGCGTCTAAGCCACCTTGTGAAGCTCTGTCTGTAGCAGCTTGGGATGATTGCATCTGAGCCAGTAGTTCTAAACCACCACCAGACTGTCCTTTGGCTTGCATGTTCTGCAGGATAGCATCTCTGCGACCCTTGTCAGCAGCACCTACATCACCCTGAAGCTTTTGCATCTGAGCCTGCTCTTTTAAGCTCATTCCACCATTGTCGATGATACCCTGAAGGCTTGCTAGAGCAGCCATCTGGTTGTCTTGAAGTCGGGGGTCAACATTGATGTCGTTTAGCAATGAATCTTGTGCTTCATAGTTGTCTGCAAGGAACGAATCTACACCTTCGTAATTTAACTTATCAGGTGCAGAAACTGTCTGAGCATCAACAAGTGCAGCAGGGTTCAAATCACCTTGCCAGCTGTAGTTGTCTGGAACGATGTCTTCAAAGACTGGGGTATCCACGTCTTCAATAACATTTCCCATCTCGTCGAGCTTTTGTTTTGCTTTTCTATCTTCAGAGGCTGTATTACCCCCGAACAAGTCTAGAATACCCATGATTGTTTCCTTTTATTTCCCTGAAAGCCAATTGCCAAATTTGTTGATTTTTCTTGATAGAGCATTGTCTGGTGCCGGAGCTTCCCCAGCTCCAGCCTGAGGTGTAGGGTTGCTTGGATTACCAAAGTCAGTATTGAGACCTTCAACTCCAGTTTCCTGCAATTGTTGTTGACGCTTTCTCTCAGCTTCAGCAGCAGCTTTCTCCGCCTCAACTCTCTGTCTTTCCGCCTCTGCAGCTTGAGCAGCTCTCTTCTGACCAATTTGAGAAACAACATTTCCAGAATTGTAACTGAATGCGTTGCCTTCATCTTGTGTGTCTTGAATGTTGAAGTTGTCATTGATACCAAGTAGAGCCTTCAGGTCACCCCATTGCTTTCTTTGGTCGTTGTTTGCTACGTCACCAACGTTGAGAGTTGCACCTGTTCTGAAGTCGTTTGAAAGATTGATTCCATTCGCTCTTGCATAGCTGAACTCGTCTTGTGAAAGACCTGTTGCAGAAGCTACTTCTTGGTCATAAACACCCTGATTGATTTTGGCTCTTAAACGCTCAGATTGTTTAATTCGCTCGGATTGTTTTGAGGCTCTTTGAGAATTGAGTGAATCTTGCAAAGCCTTTGCATCAGCAGCACCTTTTATTTTGATGCCATCCGAGTTGAACACTTGGTCAGTGACACCCTTACTGGTCAGGTCTTCGTTTACTTGCTTGTCATCGAGGTTCATCAAAGCAGAGTATTTCTGTGCTTCACCATCTTGAAGGAAGTTTCCAACCTTTGCCCCACCGGCTTGTGAAAGAAGGTCTTTTGGTTGCACTCCCCTGCTCATCAACCACTCACCAACCGACGGGTCGATGCCAGCTTGTTTCATAGCCTCAGCTCTTACGTTAGGGTCTTGGTTACTGAGGTTTGAAGTGAGTGAATTGAACTGTTGCTGTCTTTGAGCACTGTTTGTTTGTGCAGAGGTTTTTGCTGCGTTAACATTTGCTTCTGTAGCCTTCAGGGCATCTTGATAAGCTTTGTTTGTTGCTTCAGCAGTCTTCTTTGTAGCTTCTCTTGCACCAGTAATGGAACCTCTGATTTCGTCGTTAAATTTATTCCAATCTGTTTCAACACCCGAGTATTTGTTGTTGAGGTCTGCAATCTTCTGCTTTGAACCCTCACTGGCACCAAGAATGAAACCATCGAGCTTCTTCATACCTTGATTGTAGTCGTTTCTCTTATAGGCATCAGTGAGAAGTACTTCTCTGCCTTCTTGTGAGTTGGTATTATCGAGCGTTCCTTTAAACTTGTTCAGGTCTGCTTGCTGTTTTGCGTATTCAGTGTAGTCAGATGTATCATTTGGACCTTTGTAAGTTGCATTTCTTTGTGCGGCGAAAGCATCCTTATTCACCGCAGTGGGATTAGAATTCAGCCCAGATATGACACCAGAATCCTTGACTATGCTCTTTGCGATGTCAGTAGTTGCTTTGGTTCCAAGGGTGTTCTGAGTGTCCTTGATTGTGGTTGCTTGGTTATCCACAGTAGAGCCAATTTTATCTGCCAGAGCAACGTCGTTACCCTTATTGGCATCAATGTATTGTGTGAGATTTGACCAACCAGTACTTGAGGCTTTTTTGCCTTCAGGGGATTGAGCAGTTGAGGAACCGCCTGTAGGGATAGTTGACCCTTGCCCCGTAGAAAGGACCTTTTCCGCACCTTGTTGCTCTTGAGGCTTGTCTTTATCTTCGTCGTCTTCTAGCGTTTGAACGAATGCCATGTTGTTTATCCTGTAATTGCTATTAATGTAATGTTGTATTTATTTGTTGATGAAGCAGAGAGACCGACCATTGAGATGATTTCTATTTGACCGTTTTGTGAAAATTTCCAGTTGGGAGTTACGGCGGTAGAGAGCACTGGGTCAGAACCGTCGACTCTTGAGATGGCACCAAGCCAAATCGCTCTGGGTTTTGAAGTGCGGCTCCATGCAAGTTTGATTGGGTAGACTCCATTGTCTGTGAAGCTCATTATCTGGGAATCCATGTTTTCTGAGAACGTAAGGTTACCATTTAATGCCCTTGAAACTGACTCCATGAAGTTATTGAGGACGGCAAACACAGGTTCATTTAAATCCTGGTACTTCGTAAGAGAATCTGAAATTATGCGTTTTAGCGATGGTAATTTTGCCATAACATCCCCCTAACTACACTGGGCTTCGTAGCATCCAATTTGTTGTCTAATTTAGCGGTCAGTTTTCTCTGAGCCGCCCTCAAAGTGAACGGATAGCCCTTGCAGCTGCCAGCCCGAGAATGCAAAAGCATGAGTGAACCCCACTGTAAGCTGTGAGCAGCGTTGCTTTGTACGAGGTACCCATTGTCGAAGTGGTCTTTTCTGAGTGTCCCCACCCCAAGGAGCGAAGTCCCATCTAAACAGCCCCCAAGCATCAATTTCTCCGCCCTGTAAAGCCACATTCTCAACTGAAGATGAGAGGTCTGATTCAAAGGTCATGTAACCGATGCCAGTGAACCTGGATTTAAAGATGAGCTGTGTGGTGTGAAAGGATTTTGTGATGCCTGGATTTCCAGCAGCAATCGGGAGCCATTTTAGGGTAACATTAATAGCAGATAGAAGGTCTGCGGCGGCGCTTGTGAAGCCAGGATTTGTGCTAACTACAACGGTAGAAGCCAAGCTATCAAGGGACGTCACATAGGCAAATATTGAGGATGTCTGATAAATCAAATCACCCACCACTACACTTGCAATGGAGTCCAAAGTTAAGGTGTTTCCAGCTGAGGAAATTATAGTCACCACTGCTTTGTAGTCACCATAGTCTCTGAATGTGTAGCTCTTTCTGTCTTTTAAAATGAAGTTAGAGGTTGGGTCACCAACATAGAGCTGGGTCGTTGTGGTGAGTGCAGTGGATGCATTGACAAGATGTCTGACCCAGGTATTTGTGAAAACGTTGTAGACAAAAGCCTGGGTTGCATAGGTAGCATTCTCACTCTGGGGAAGCCAAAGGTAATACTTTCTCTCAGTCTCATAGGCACAGCCAAAACCAACAGACTTCACCAGTGCCAAGCTTGATGCGAACAGTTCAAGAAGCGTCTGCTCTATGGGTCTGGAGATGATTTTAACAGAGTCAGCAACTACAGAGACACCCTGGTCTGTGAGGCAGAAGATTTGGTTGTTTAAAATCTGAGGGGTTTCATTTCCAATAAGTCTTGCAGATGAGTCTAGCAATTCAACGTCAAAGCTCGGGTAGTAACCAGTAAGCCTGTAGATACCCTCTTCCTTGAAGATGATGAGTGCATCTTTCAATGGAACAATCCGCAGAATGGCCTTGTCTTTGTTTCCAACTTGCAGCTGGTTCACTAGAGGAACTGCTTCAGGTTGAAAAGGCTTTGACCACATCAGACCGTTCTTGAAGTTGTCGTTTGTTGAGGTCTCAGTGCTTCCACTTGAAGGGATACCTGAAGGACTCAAGCTCGATGCTCTTGACGCTCTGATGACAAAAGCTGAACCACCGATACTTCTCTCTTCCAGCAGAATCTTCCCAGGAAGGTCATCAGGTCCAGAGAGGTAATAGGCATAGACAGTTGATGAAGTGTGTCTGTTGATGATTTTGACCAGTGATAGTGCTGTGTCTTTGATGTTCTGTGAGGCAGAGCCAGAAGTAGTTACTTTGAACTGAGCAGATGCTACAGTCTCAGCTGCTTTACCGGTGTAAGTGATTCCATCGATGTAAATCGTATCGTTTACAGCCATACCATTGGTTCCAGAGACACCAAGGATGGTCAGGTAGTAGCGATGTTTTGAAGTGATGTTTGAATAAAAGGTAGTGTCCCTGAAAGTTGCCAAGTCTTTTGCCAGTGGAGGTCTCTCGTTTGAGTAGGCGATGCCTTCTTGAGAAGCAGCGGTGTAGATTGTCGCTCCTCTTAAAGCATCAGGAACAAGGTCTGTGAGTGTAATGGTTCCCGCAGTAATTTGACCTGCTGTTGGGTTACCTTCATAGACAAGCTGAAGCTCATCGTTTGGTTCAATGTCTGCAGAGGTGTTATCGATTTGTGAGCTTCTGTAGACTTGATACAACCATGAGGTAGTGACACCAGAGGGAATGGTCAAGGTTAAAGAAACATCTCTGGTTCCACCAGCAACATTCTTGAGGTCAATTCGTTGTGAAGGAGCACCAATCTGTAAGTTCTTGTTTGCGTCTTCAATACCCCAAAGGATTCTGTAAGCAACTCTGAAGTTGTTTGCTAGAAAGCCAGAAGCACCAGTTGTTGAGGCTTCAAGGTCCAATCCTTTAAAAGCACCAGAAAGCCTTGCTGTGCCATTGTAGGCATCGAGCTTCTGCACACCAGTTGAAGTTGTGAAGTAGAGGTTCTGAGAGGCTTCTAGAGTCTTAATTCTTGCTTCTGAGGGTGCGGAGAATGTTCCTACTGAATTCCAAGTACCTGAGCTGAAATAGGATACGTTTGTTGCAGAGAAAAGCGTTGTTCCATTGTGAGCGAATTGCTTATCTTGATAGAACCAAATCTTATCTGTTCTGTTTGACGAGGATGAGTAGCCTGCGGATTGCCGTTCGAAACCCCGTCTTGGTTCAACAATATTATCTGTAGAGATATCGATGTTATCCGCTACAATGAGGCTTCCTTCTGGTATTTCGGCAAATTCCGACCAGGAGGTATACAACCCTTTAGCTTTAAGTGTTAACGTCTGACTCATTTAGATTGTTCCTTAAGGATTTTCAGAACCAATTATTCGGAAGTAGTACTCGGTCTTCCCCCACAACTCGGGGAGTTATCATTTTGATGGCTGCTTGCATCACCTTGTCCAATTGACGCATTGCATCATCTGCTCCAGGTTGATTCATGCTTTGAAGCATTCTTGAAGCAACAGCTTGAGCAAGAACGGGTCTGAAGTTTGGTGGAAGTTGAACCAGTGGGCTTGTTTCTGCGATTGAAACATAGTCACCAACTGCTAAGTTCGACGGCAATGTTGTAAATGTGATGTCTGCACCTGAGACTAGAGTTGAAGTAAGGTCTGTTCCCTTGTATTCCTGTCCACCTTTGGCATTCAGTAAATCGAAAGTATTTCCAGTTACCCAAGTTGAGGGAATAGTAGAGACAGTGACTACATTGGTTGTAGTATTGATTGCAGAGATAACAGCTCCAGAAGAGGTTTCTATAAGGCTTCCAGGTGCAATAAAGTAAGAGACTCTCAGTGTATCTTGAGTGCTTGACGGTGTTGGGTAGAGCACAATAGAGTTACCCTTCATGTAGAAAGCTGTTGGGCTTCCAGTTTGGCTGGTTCTGACGTCTTCAGGCTCTATCCTTGGGATGTCTTTGTAGCTTCCAGAAGAGTTAACGAGCTGAACTTCCCTTACTATGAGTCCAATGGCTCTAGCAGGAACATCGTATGAAGATTGGGTTGCTGTGATGGTGATTTCTGACTGAGTGACGAAAAACTCTTCTCTCACTGACAAGATTGCAGGCAGGATGAGTGACTGTGTTTCTTCATTTGCCAAAGCAAGTATTTCAGTGGTAGAGAATGTGGACTGGTTTGAGGGAGCAAAAGAGCGTCTCTCAATTGCAGATAGCAGGTCTGCTGAGGTGTAGGACATGGTTAGACCTCTTCATCTTCGTCGTCTTTTTTCTTGATTATGGAAACGGACATCTCTGCTTTGGGCTTGAGCTTTTCACCCAATGAACCCCTCATAGCTTCGATGAGTTCAGCAAGAACATCGTCCTTAACTTTGGCGTCAGAATCCATGTCCATCTCAGGAGCTTCTGATTCCATTTCTGTTTCTTCTATTTGATTATCAATTTCATGCTGGCAGTGCGGACATTTCATTTTATTATCCCTTTATCCAATGTATTAGTGCTATTATTACGCCGACAGAGAGGCTTGCCTTCCAGGTGAATTCAAAAATCCTTGCGGGCACCTTTGCGAATGATTCAATAGTCTCCACTCGCTCTGACAGCCTGCTTGTGTAGTTGTCATGAGCTACAGTTTTAGCCTCGATGCTCTCTACCTTGTCCGAGATGCTTTCTACTTTTGTTTCTGTTCTGGCAGCCCTATCAAGGAGAACATCTAGCTTGTCTTCTATGCGAGTAAAGCGTTCTTCAGACATCTTTGACACCTCGCTTCTCGAAGGCATTAGCACCGGCAACAGCCCCGCAGATTCCTGCAATTGCAAGAGAAACGTCTGTGTTGTTATGAATACCCAAGTAGGCCAGTAAGCACATCCCTATGAGGGCAAGAGAGCTTCTTCTGCACTTAAACAATTTCAACATCATCTTCCTCCACAACTTCAGGCTCTACTGCTTCTTCAGCTTTAGGTTCCAAAGGTGATAGTTCAAGTGCTGCTTCAACATCCTCAACCAGTTCCCACAGCTCAGCAGCAGCTATTTCAAGGATTGGTTCAACGTTCCAGGCAACGATTGACTCAGGATTGTATTGAGGTAAGTTGGCGTTTTTGGCTCGTAGTATGTAGGTCATTTATGCTATCCTCACTGCTCTTATGCTGCACTTTGCTTGCATGGTACCAGCAGAAAATAGAGCATAGATGTTAAAGTTATAGGTTGTGTTTGCAGAAATTGTTACGATACTTTGACCGGTTGTTTGGATTATGTCGGCCGCTGCGGTTGGCATTGTTGGCCCGTCAATGAGCGCATACGAGTCTATTTGTGATGTTGAGTTTGTTGATAAAGAAAAAAGTCCTAGAATTCTCGTTCCGGTTAAAGAAGTTATCTGACTCACTCTCAAAGTTCCAGATAAAGCCCAAACGCCGGGAGTTAAAGCAAGGCTTCCAAGGGTTAAAGCAGTAGCTGTAGTAACTGCGCTATAGCCTGAGTCAGTCGCTATCGTCTGCCCAACATACCCTGTAGGCACAGCGGTTCCGCTCGTATCGCCAACAATGTTTCTTGCTGAGATTGGATAACCAACTTGCGCACCGCCTGAGACTTTGCGAACCCTAAATCGGTTCACTGCCGAAGCAACTGCGGACCATTCTTGTCCAGCAGCGCCGTAGGTCGCTCCTGTTGCCCTAGAGTATCTTTCAAACCAGACGTCTATATCAGTGGTACTTCCGGCAACCCTGCCGAGGTAAAGCCCATATCCGACACTGTTTTGAACAGAGTAGGCAAAACTACCGTTGTTGTGCGTATCATGCGGAAACCAGACACCCATTGTGGAGTCGAAAACTTCCAAAAACAGTTTATCTGTAGCTTGAATTGGAGTTTGAAATCTAACCCTCTTAGAGCGAGCAGCGGTTAGCACAGTTGTTGACATAACTCCTTGCGAACCAGCAGCACCGTAGACAAAACTTGTAGTATCGTTTGCATCTGTTGAGCTTGAGTTACTTGCGTATTCCTCAACAGCCCTATCTGCCATCGTTACGTTTGATGACCAGCCGGTGATTGGTAATGTAACCCGTAGAGAAATGTTGTCAGTTGCACCGAATGTTATTGGGTCAGTATTGCTAACCCCTCCACCAGCGGCTTTGTAACATTCCGCTGTTGTACCAGATGTGCTAATTCCACCATTATAAACTTGTACCCCCTGGTCCAAAATAACCCATGAACCAATAGGTAATTGTGGAACGCTTGCTGTTGGCAATTTTGCAGTATCGACGGTTAGTGACAGACCGTTGAGCAATTGAGCAAAAGTGAAGTTTGCGGATGCTGCGTTTGGTGCACCGGAAAAAGCGGCGTCGATGAGCAGCTCTATAGAATCACCTACTCGTTTCCATTGGCCTGTGTAAGTTGTGTTTGTGTTCCAAGGGCCTGAGGGTGTATAGCTAACCCAATCCGTAACAGGTGCACCGGTTCTCACTGGCTGAGGCCCAGCAAACAAGGTATCTAGTCGTACCTGCACAGAACCAACAAGTCGCCTGAATCGCAGTGCGTAAAGGTCACCAGCAGTGGTTGAGTCTGGAACGAAGAAGCCATTAAATTGTGAAGTACCGCCTGGAAGTCTTGCACTTGGGGTAGCAGATGCCGTTGAAGCGTTTCCTGCTACTGAAATAATGCTTTGGTGTGTTCCCGAGCTGTTATAGCGAACTACGACAACATCCCAATCACCGCTTGTAAGTGTCGAGTTAATATCAAAATTTATGGAAACAGGCTTGCCAAGGTCTGAGCCCTCTAGAGCAAAAGCAGGTAACTGTAAGAATGAAGTACCTGCGAGCGCAGCGCCTGAGACTGATGAAAGGTAGTTTGTTGCACCTCTCAGTGTCGTTGACGATGATTGAGTCAATGCAGCTGTACCCGATGTTGAGTCGGCATAAAAGGCTGTTAGAGACACTAGATTCGCTGTTGTCGATGCAAGGGTACTCAGTGTGCCAGGAGCGATTGACGCCGTAGCGTAGGTCTTCAGGTAGTTCTTTAGAGCCTGTTCGTTGATACCGCCACCGATAGACGACCATGCACCGTTTGCATAGCCTTCAAATTCGTTGGTGTCAGTATTAAACCGAGCATGACCTGATGCAGGAGTAGGTCTTTGAGCAGTGGTTCCAGGGGGTAGCAAGAATGCACCAGTGGCTGCTGCTGTGGTCGAGATGGTTTTATTGAGAAGCGTCTGAGTAGCGGATTCGGTTACAACGACACCAGAAGTAGGGAAAGTGGCAGTAGAGTTTTGTCCTGTCCCGCCTCGGGATGTTGCAAGTTGTTCTTCGCTTGAGATAACACCCGAGCCGTCGTTGATGATTACATGGCTTGCTGTTCCTGAGGCAAGTTTGGTTCTTGCTATAGCAGCTGAAGCGTTGATGTGGGCATTGACTATGACACCTGCAGAAATAGCTGTGACACCGGATGAGTTGACAGTTACGTCACCCGAGAGGGCTGTTGCTGTTGGAACGTTTGAAGCGTTTCCAAGCAATACAGAGCCTGCTGTTATGTTCGCAAATTTACTATGGGCAATGGCTGCTGAGGTCGATACGTCAGCGTTGACAATTGAGGTTGCGAGATTGAGTTTCGAGTATGCGATAGCAGCTGAAGCTTCTACGTTTGCGTTTGCAAGCAGACCGTATTCAAAGGTAGTGCCTCCCGAGTTCATCTTGAGGAGGGTGTTAGATGCACCATTTGCAAGTGTTAAGACAGGATTTGAGTTGAATGTAAGCGCATCAGAAGACAAGTTAAGCAAGAGGTCTGCTGAGTTGCCAGCATTTCTCCAGCCAATAGAATCAGATACTGCAAGTCTTATAAGACCAGCGGATGAAGCTGTACCTCTTGATGAGAAGTAGAGTGATTTGAGGCCAAAGTTAGCCCCAAAGTCTGCGACTGCTGTGAGGGGAAATGAGCCACCTGCCTTTGAAAGAACACCTGTAGGAAGTGCAATTAAGAAAGCAGAAAGAGAGGTTCCCCATGAACTTTCCCCCACAGCTGGTATCGAGTATGATACTGAGTTTAATGTAATGTTAGTTGCCATGGATTTTCCTTAGGCTTGAAGTTGAAATTCGTTTAATGCCTTGAGGTAGGCTTGGTGGGCTTGAAGTTCTGTTAGAAAGTAGCCGAGGTGCTTTGCTTTACGGTTGATTTTTATTTGTGCTTTCCACTTTTGAAGAGGCTTGTAAAAGTAGCACCCTACAAGTCGACCATTTCTATGAGATTCAAGATTCTGGTTATTCTCTCTTTGCGTCACATCTCGCAAATTGGAGATGTGGTTGTTAAGTCGATTCCCGTCCATATGGTCGATGTGGTTTTTGGGCCACTCTCCCGTCTCGAAGAGCCAGACTAGACGATGTGTTTTGTATTGCTTTCCTGCAATCTTGATTTGATGATAACCCTGAGCTTTATGAACATGGCCAGCAACATCACCAGCTTTTGCTCTAGTACCTAAAGCTTTCTTCCAAGTAAACTCAACAGTCTCTGGGTTATAATCTAAAATCTCTTTAAAATCGGATTGTGTATTCATAATGAACCTTTGACTGGATTGTTAAGTTAAGACGCTGGCGAAACCATCCAACTCTTCGCCAGTCAGAGGTTCTACTTATTACTGGGCAACGAGATTGCCCTTATAGATACTGATTATTTGGATAGGAATTAGAGGCCGAGCGTATAGGTCGTAGCAGAGTCTGTGGCTCCGCCTGTGCCCCCTGACAGAGCAGCGCCCGATGCGGTAATTGATGAGCCTGTCTCGCTTATAGTGATTACATTGCCAATCACTCCTTTGACCTTGGCTGTAACCGTAACTACTCCAGCAGCAGAGGTGGCCGTAACGACTTGTGAGAGTGTTGAGTGAGCATTGATTTTGGTAGCTAGAGCAGCAGCATCAACTGTGTCTGTTCCTGCTTGGCTCCACTGGTTCTCACCTGATGGAGAAGCTTTTGCAGTGAGGGTCACACCACCAATTACAACAGTGTCATCTGCTGGAACTGATACGAGAGTAAATGTTCCTGAAGCAGCAACGGGTGCAGCTGAGCCAGTGTGAACATCAATAACGCCTGTTGAGTTACCGGTTGCTACATTGCGAAAGTACTGTGAGATAGCGAGTGCTGCTTCTCTGGTCTTGGTTGTGTCTATTACGAGGTCTTGGATGAGTTTAGCCTGAGTTTCCTCGGCATTAACTACAATTTGTAGAGATGACATTTGGTGTGTCCTTATTTGAATTTTAAAAGTGGAGAAAGAAGAAAAAGGGCCACCGAAGTGACCCTCTTAGAAGGACCGATTAAGTGTTGGTAATTCCGCTGAGCAAAACACACTTGGCAGGAGCATTGACGAACATTTGGAAGCTGTAGCGACCAGTGAGCTGGTATGCAGCTACTGACTCAAGCAACTCAAATGCGTCGCCATCTTTGCCAGGAGTACCAAACGTAATGTCAGTTGCACCAACTTTGCGAAGGGCTTTCTTTGGAATGAGGTATGCGTAACCTTCCATGCAGAAAGGGTGTGCTATGATTTCAATCTTACCGAACTGTGCATGGTAAGTGATTCCGTTTACGCCTTGCTCAGACTTCTCAGACTTGTAGCTGGAATCTTGTGAGCGAAGAGCAGCGATGTCACTGTTCATGTTTTCGAAGGTTACTGGTGAGCAAACTAGAACACAGTCTTCATCGAGACCGCCTTTGCTTACTGCTTTTGCCGAAGCCTTAAGAACCTTGCTTACTGTAAGGGCTCCACCAACTGCGTACTCGTTACCTTTCCAGAGAGCGTAAGTGCTGTTGTTGATACCGAATACAGAACCAGAAGTATCTAGTTGGTAGTGGATACCGTATTGGCCGTTTGCGTATTGACCCTTGAGGAAGTAAACATCGGCAGCAGCTAGAGCAGCAATGTCAGTTGCATGTCCAGTTACAGTGATTGCTTTGTTGTCATGGTCAATTGCTGAGATAACTAGGTCTGCGTTAGTGTTTACAAGAACACCAGCTGCCCGAGCTTCAAGCTTAGCGCCTTCCATTCCAGACCAGATTCCAGGTGCCCAAGTAGCAGCTGAGAAAGTGATTACTTCAGTGGTTGCGTTTGTGTTGGCTGTAGAAGTTGCAACACCGATTCCAACTGCAGAACGACCCAAGAGAGAGTCAACTTCTGCTACCTTAGAGAGGCTCATCTTCATCTGACCAGAGCGAAGACCAACATGGTTGAGCACCGCTTTGTCTGATTTAGCCATACGGTCGGCCGCTTCGATTGAAAGGCGAGACTTGAGGACTACTGGGTTTGGGTCGATTTCGATTTCTTCGTAAACGCCTGCAACGTCATCGTTATACGAGAATGCAGAGCCGTCACCGAATGTGAAGCCAAGCTCGAAGCTGAGGCATACTGGCCAAAGGAACTTACGACCGAGTTGGTCAGAAGCTTTGATAGGACCGGCCAAGTCTTGCAAAATAGAAGAGTTGGGCTTGAGGTCATTGAGGGATTTCTCTTGAACGTACTTGAATGCTGTTTCTAGGGAGGTCTTAGTTGAAGCCATGGTGATTGTTACCTTTTATAGTTTGCAGAGCTTTGTCTGCGGATTTGTTTTTTATGAACTGTGAAACTGAGATTCGATTAGACGGTCTTTGGAGGGTGTTTCTCTTCAGATGGCTCGGTGGCGTCTTACTAGCGAGAAAGCCTATAGCGGAAGACAGGTCAGATTTGTTCTCTACTATTACTGGGCAACGGAACGAGAAATTATTTTTGGTCCGTCACTATTACTGATTATTTGGGCTTGATTTATTTTTACATATCGTTAATCATGTCTTCGATTGAGGAATATTTCTTCTTGCCTTGCTTCTCGGGGGCCTTGCTGACCTTTCCAGGCTGCTGATTAGGCTGTTGCTGTCCTTGCTTATATTTGGCAACATCATGCAAACGAATCTTCTCAGCCACATCTTTCCCCAAGACTTCAATAAGCTTGTCACCATCCAGAGAACCAAACATCTCTCTTTGAGCACTGAGCCAATCTTGCTTGACAAGGTGAGCTACGTCTTTTGGAGTTACGTTGGTGAGACCTTTTGAAATAGCCTCACGCATATAAGTCGCCATTCTCGTCACAGACCAGTCAGACTTTGGTAAACCCGCAACGTCTAGAGCTTCAATAAATTTGGTTTGGTAATCTTGACGATATCGGTCTTTCAGTTCTTCTTGCTGCTTGGTTTGCTGTTGCTGCTTAGTTTCCTGCTCCTGCCTTCTATACCGCTCAAGCTCCTCTCGCTCAGAGGATACTTGTCGCTCTTCTGGAGAAATAGACTCCGCTTGAATTTGTTCATAGAGGAAGTTCTCAGCCAGTTCCCTGAAATTGAGACCAAGAGAAGGGTGCTTAAGTACCTCTAGTGGGTTCTCTTTTAGCATCTTAACGAAATTCTCAGCTTGTTGACGTACCTTGGCAGCTTCCTGAAACTTACGGTCCGAGGCTAGACCTTTTTGAACCACACGTTGCACGGCCGCTTCATCCGTGGCGTCGAACTCAACTTCTTGACCATCGACTTTTAGCTTCCAAACTTTGGGCTCAGGCTTTGTTTCTTTGGGCTCTGTAGGTTTCTTGGGTTCTTTCGTCTTTGTAGCTTTTTCACCCTCTAGACGAGCTTTAAAATCCTCAAAGGACTCTTCTGCTGAGCTTGCATCGCTTGAGGTATCTACACCCTCGCTAACTTCTACTGGGGCTGCTTCTACGGATACGTCTGCTGTTACTTCTGACATTTTCTATTCCTTTTCTTTTATTGGTTCAATCGCTCATAGGCTGCTTGTGTTTCTTGAGGACTTCCTTCTGGAAGTGAAGGTAAATTTGGCTGGTTTGGTTGTCTCGAATCCTGTGGGAGTTCTTGCTGTAACATTTGAGCAGGGACAGGTGCGGATTGTGAAGGATTCACTTGCTGTGTCGGTTGACCTTGTTGCATCTGAGGCATTTGTTGACCTTCTCTCGTAGGATTCATTTGCTCTTGCAAGAGAGTTGTGTTGTTAGGTGGAGGAGGCAAGGCTTGATTAGTGATTTGCAAGATAGCTGGGTCAGCAGAACGCCACAGGTCCAAGTGCTCTTGGATGTGATTAAGAACTGAGGCTATAAACTCTGGGTTCTCTCTGGCTTCTGGGGTAGCGAGAAGTGACTTGTGGTCAATGATGTGAGCCTGATGGTTGTCTGTTACTATCGCAAAGACCTTCTTACCTTCTTTAAGGGCTTCATTCTCAGCACGTATATTCAACAGTTCGTGGTTAGAGCCTTCCAAAGAAGCATCAAGCTGACCTGTTTGCAGTACTGTGAGGTATTGCTTGGGGTTCTCAATGAAGCCTTTTTCTAGCAGCTGGTTTGCTATTTCTACTCGTCCTGAGACAGTTTTGCTGAGGGGTGAAACTGGTTCAACTGTGACTCTGTTTACTTGTGATATGTCATCTGAGGTGAATTCTTTCTGGAAGGGTCTATTTGCTTCACCTATGATAGACGCTACTCTTTTGGTCTGTGAGAAATCTCGTATCTGGTTGATGATTGCGGTCCCTACTTGCTCAATGAGAGTCATGTAGGAAGCTTCTAGTAGTGATGAGAACTGTATTGACTGTGAAACTACAAGAGCAAGAGCAGAACCTGACTTGAGGTTTGCTTCTGGGTTGCCTCTGACTGTTGCTGAGATTCCCGACAGTGTTTCCATCTCGCCGATGATGGTTTGGCGAAAGTTGAATACCTCAACTGCCGTTTGGGTAAGCTGAAGTGGTTGGGGCATCTCTTCTGAACTGATGTGCTTCATTCCACCCTGAAGGTTACGCACCGAGAGGTCATCCCCTTTACGGGTCCAGATGTTCTGCACACCATTTGTAGCTTGGTTGGTCATGATGGTCGATGAGAGGATGTCCAACGCCTGCTGTGCTCCAAGGAGTTCAAATGCAGGAGAATAGCCGTAGGGAGTGTTTAGAAGGGTGTCTGGTGTGCAACCATAGAGAGGGATGTCTCTATAGGGTATTGGACCATCAAATAGAACCACATCACCAACAAACTGAACCATTCTTCCCTGTGGCATTGCTTCAGTTGGCTTGTGATAGAAGGTCCAGTGGGTCACATAGTCGTCTGATTGTTTGCTGTTTCGTCTTTGGTTGAAACTGAAGGATTCAAAGTTCTCATAGTCAAAGTTAGTGTCTGTTTCTTGCAGCAAGTCATCCTGTAGGTCTGGATACTTTGCTGCTAGGTTCCACTTGTTCTTGAAGCTTCTGACCATCAGCCAATCGTTGGTCTGGTTCTTGAGTGATACGTCTCTGACTACATCTGTGATGTTATGCGTTTCAAACTCAAGGTCGCCTTCATAGATTGGTGCTTGTGTCTGTGGATGAATTGCAACTACTTCACCTTTATCCGCATTCCAGGTGCAAGATACCCAGCCTTCAGCCATTACTAGTGCAAGTTCAACGGCTTTGGTGAAGTGTTGTGAGAGCTTCTTCTCATTGAAATAGTAGTCAAGTATCCCATTTGCCAAGAGAGTCTGAGACTGGGACTTATAGTCGGAGTTAGAGGCTCTGCACTGAAGAGCTGGCTTCTGTGAGGTAGCAAGTTGTAGAGTGTGCTTGAGCAGGTTTCTGAAGTGATTTGTCTTGAGGTTGGTTATCTCACCGCTCTTTCCGCTTCTGGATAGCTTCGAACTCTCAAAAAGAGCCCCACCAGAATCTCGTAAATCGCCGCCATAATAACCTGCATAGCTCTTGCTTATGAGACCGAAGAGACCTGTGTCTCGTAAATCCCCATAGTACTCCCGTATCTTCTCATGTGCTTCATGGACGAAGTCTTCTGAAGGCTTTGTTGCAAAATATTGGTCTGTCATTGGGTTTGTTCCTTATGCTTGTAATTGAAATTGGTTTAGAGCGGACATGTATGCGTTATGGGCTTCTAGTTCAGTAGGATAAAGTCCGAGGTACTTCATACTTCCTTCAATTTTTATTCGAGCACACCACTTGCTTGTTTGTTTATGAAAATAGCAACCCACCAATCGCCCATTTCGATGTCTGCTTTGATTCTGCTGGTTTTCTCTACAAGTAACATCTTTCAGATTTGAGATGCGATTATCGAGCTTATCGCCTGACAGGTGGTCCAGTTGTCCTTTAGGCCATTCGCCATAAACCCAGAGCCAAACGAGGCGGTGTGCTAAGTATTTTTTGCCAGCAATCCTAATGTGAACGTAGCCTCTGTTGTTAACACAGCCTGCCACATCTCCTTTATTGAAACCATTTCCAGATGTCTTTCTGGTGAAGACTGAAGCAGATACATCAAGGTCTAGTATCTCTTTTAATCGTTCTTGATTCAGTGTCATTTGTGTTCCTTTGTTCTAGCCGAGTAACATTAATTCTAAATCGGAGGTTTTCTTGTCTTGTAAATCGTAGAAGTGAGTATCTCGTTTGAGATTATGAGTAAGTGGGAAAGGGTTGTCTGTGCGTTGGTGACGAGTCTGGTACATCAGAGCAGCAATCATGTCCGCATGCCCTAATTCTTCTGTACGTTGGAAGTCAGAGCGGTTCTTATTGAACTGCGCAAACTTCAGAGTCCTGATTAGATTCTGGCATCTAGGGTGAATGGTCAGCTCTTGTTTGCTGAAAAGATAACGCACATTCGAGATACCAGCCTCAAAGCTTCCTGCACCCTTTCGAGGTAGGAATGTTGATAAGCCCAAGCGTGACATGTCTATTCTTACCTGTCCTGGAGCATCACAAGTCACTGAGTATTCATGACCAGCTGGAACCTTGGCTAGAAGGGCCTTAGCAGCCTCTACAATCTGTTCTGAAGCTGTGTTGATAGGTAAGAAAGCCTCGTCCCAAATGACTCTCTGGTTGGTTCTAAAATCAAAGTAACCGAGTACGAGGGCAGTCTTGTCAACCGTACCGCCAAGGTCTAATCCCAAGCACCAAAATGCTTTCTCGGGGACTTGTAAATCAGGGCTTAAATGTAGATGCTCTTCGAACTCTGGAATAACTGTCAGGGTTTGTGACTTTACAATCTTGCACAAGTATTCTCGTTCAAAATCGTCCTCTGTTAAGCATCTTGCTCTAGCCTCTTTTATCTGGGCTTCAGAGAGTTGCGGATTGTCATACACTGTAAACCTTGCAACAGCTCCTTTAGCATCGAGCTTGGGCAGTATCTGTGTGTGTACGATGTGGTTTAGATTCTTCGAGGGGGTCGTCACATGCAAAAGCTTGGCTTGCTTTGAACGTAACAGCATAGGGCCTATGACACTTGAAAGTGCATATGCGTAGATTTCAGATGAGCAACTTGCTGCCCCTTCTTCCATTAAGATAAGGCTGGCATTTACTCCTCGGCTACTGTCTGCTTCTTCAAGTGAACCGATGCGTAATTCACTACCGTTTGAAAGTGCCCACACTCTGTCCGTCTTTCTTCTTACGAGGAACTCAGGAGGTGCGAGTCTCAAAATCATGTTCATGTTGTCGTTGGTAATCTGCACAGCTTGCTTGTTCGTAGCTGCAAAAATGATAGCTTTTGTTTTTGGGTTCTTTTGTAAGAACATTAGCGTATAAACCAAACTGAAGAAGCTTTTACCGAACTGTCGGGAGCATAGAATCAGTATTTCGTTGGAGTCTGTTTCCTCGATACGTTTTGCAATTTCTCGTTGACCGTCATGTAGCATCCAAGTCAATTCTCCTCGACTGAAAAGCTCATGGACAGCCTCTTTTTTAGAGCTATCGTGAAGCATTTTCTGCTCAAGTTGATTCAAGAAATTTGGGTTGTCAGCTGGGTTGGACATCAATGACCTCGTTTAAAAGGTCTTCAGTTTCAACTGATTTTATTTCTGATTGGTTACTGTTACTTACAACCATAATGTTCGTGGGTGAGTACTGTGGCTGGCAATATTTCAAAAGGAACTGCCATGCCTCTAATTGGTCTTTAGGTTCAAGCTGAGGAATGAGCTTCAGAATTTCATCTGTGGGGTTTATTCCCTTGGCAGCAAGGACAAACTCACATTTGAGTAACGTCTTGATGTCTTTCGACCCAACAGGACGGCCTTTCTTTGCAGGCTGATTGTCTTTTGTGAAAACATTCTTTGCCATTACTTATCCTGCGGGCTCCATCCAAGGGAGACCTTCACAGATGCAACGTCAGTTTTCATGTCTACCAATTGGGAGCGTAGATTCTTGCAGTCTTCAATGGAGGAAAGCATCAAGGCTTCTAGTTCGGCTTGACGCTTAGCGTGAATGATATCAGATTTAGAATTTGTTTCTTTTTGCAGTACACGTTTCGCATTCTCATTCCACGCAAAAACAAGGGAGAGGACTACAATGGCTGCAAGAAGCGTGAGGGATAGTTCCAACATTTATTTACCCTCGCTCATGTAGCAAATGCGGTAAAGCTCATTACACATTTTTCCTTGGATGATTGCGAAAGTGTCACGGGCCACTTCAACCGCCTTGCCGTCTTTCAAAACGTAGAGGCCAATATCATTGGAGCCGTGGCGTTTAATACCAATGAATTCGTGAGTTGGTTTGGGGGCTTCTGTGGGCGCTGCGACAACATCAACAGCGATTCTTTTTTGTGGTAGTTTACTCATTGATTTTAGCTTTCATTATCTTCTTGTTTCGGTTTAGCTTGTAGTGCAGGTTCTTCAATTAACAACCAGTGGATTTTCTTTGCGAGGTCTACAGCAATTTCTTCCTGAAGGAGGGTTAATTGCTCTGTAATCATCTGCGATTTCTTTAGAATGTCTTTCTTATCTAAATCATCGCAGGCCCTAAGGTGACCCCTGATAAGTTCAGAGCCGGACACAGCCTTTACTGCGGTACTTATAGCGTCTATCAGATGTTGAGTGTTACGTTGTATCCTCTCAGACTCTTCAAATCTCATCCTCATTTCGTAATTCCCTTCATGATTCGTTGGATTTGAACTTGCTCTTCGTCAAATCTTATTTTGATGAGGACTGCAGAGGTAAGAGCTGCGAGTCTGCTGCTTGAGTTTTCGAGCTGAGTAACGATTTCGTTCGTACAGTAATGCGGATTTTGGTGAAACCAGAATGTGATATCGTCAACGGCTGCAGCATGAGCTTGAAGTGCATTGAACTGGTGTCGTAACGTAATTTGTGACGGAGTCTTTTTGAAGAATGAAAGAACGAAAGCGAGGAGCTTAAGCAGGTGTTTCATCGGTGCTCACCTCGTTGTCTTGAAGGGCTTGTACAATTGAAACTGCTTGAAGCACGACTGCGCTATCGGCTGCTTTGATGGAAGCTTGTGAGGCGAGTTGTAGAATTATTGATAAAGCTTGGTTTTTGGTAAGTGTAGTTTGTTCTGTCATTGGTCTGTTTCCTTTTGTCGTTTGTATGGACTGTTTAGGTTCTTCATCTCAGAGAGGTAGAAGAGAAAAGAGGGGGCCGGATTGTGGAGATTACTGAAGTAACTAGCTGCGACACAATCTGGTTCGGCCCGTAGAAAGGTTAGAAGAATTTCACCTTTCATATATAACTGGGCAACCGGGCTAGTTAGACGACGTAGAATTTCTTTGGGGTTGGAAAACTCAGCTCTAATTCATCCTCAACAATCGCAGCGGTCCAATCCGAGGGCGTATACCACCGAGTGATTTCAGACGGGTTCTTCGATTTCTGATACTGGCGGTGTATTTGCTCAACCTGCGCCTCAATGACATGCAAGGGGGCTGTCAGTACATCGTTCTGTGCGCTGTGGTAGCTTGCGTACAATTCATTGTGCATCGCTTGGGGGTGCAATTCAGGCTTGTTACCTTGATAGTACTCCCCGATGAACTTTTCCATCCACTCTTTCTCAGCAGCAGGCAGTGTTTTGATATAATCCGAATCGTTCCGCCACTTGTTATAAAAGCGGGTATAGTTGCGTTTAGTTTTGGTCATCAGACAGCTCCTCTTTCTTGAAAGGAACTTCTGCTGGAGTCAGGGCGACCATCTCTTGTAGAATCTGAAAGCACTCTTTTAGGCTGCCCTTGAATGCGATGGGGCCATGTGCAGTTACAACTCGTACCGAGATTTCGTTGAGCATTGTGCGGGTGATATCAATTTGAATGGAGCTACTCATTTCACGCTCCATTTTCCACCATTGGCTTTGAACTTCTCAAACTTCTTGGCTTGGTCTTCAAAGGCTTCCACGAATGTTTCAGGCTTTTCGAGGTTCACGAGAGATAAGCGTGAGACAGGGACTTGCTTTACCCAATCAAAGCGCCATTCACCGTCCACGAAACATCGTTGCCATATAGGCTCAATACCGTGGCAGGCCCATACTGGAATGATGTAGCCGAGCTTTAAATTCCAGGATAACGAGAAAAGAAAAACGGACTCGGCATATTCATACCAACACGCTGGGTCTTCCCACTTTTCGTATTTTCGCTTCAGCACATTAAACGTGGGGAATTTAAATGGTTCAGTGCCTTCCCAGACACGCTCACCACGGCGCTCTACTTCAAGAAATATATCAAGGGTCTCAAGGTAGAGGTCGGGCATTGTAGTTTTGGTATGGGCTACAACTACTGAATAAGGTGAGACGCACACACTAACTGCGTCACGTCCTGGGCCGTCGTTCTCTGCTGATAACTTACTGCTGAAACTCTTTCTCTGAATATCTACTGCTGACATAACAAATAATCCTTAAAAAATGATTCATAAAAATTTTCCTTTTTTGTTAGTGTCAGAGCTTGCTCGTTTTAGAGGCTCCGTGCGGTGGAGTTGAAAACTCCTAGCGGTTCGCACTATATTTATACACACTCGCTATATGAGTATTATAACCGAAGTATAACTAAACTGCAAGCTTTTGCATTATTTTAGGGCATTTTAAACTATAGGTAATGACATGTCTTTTGTGATTTGTTTAAACTATTTTCGATATAAACGAAAAAACCCCCAGCCTGATAAGGCCGAGGGCGTGGATTATGGAGAACACCCAAGGGTGTCAGTCAGAGGAAGCTGTTAAATTCTTTGAAACAAGCACTTTCCACTCAAAGTCTGCTTGCTCGAACTTCGCAGTCTTGTAATGTCGGATAATGCTTGGATTGATTCTATAGTAGTACAGTGTCCCGCTTTTCTTCGTTGGAAGTATTGCCTGTGCTGCAACAAGTTCTTTTACAAAGGGGCTGAGGTTTCTAGCATCAATACCAAGACTATCCGCAAGCTCTCTATGGTGTATCTTTACATCGAGGCTGTCATGACTAGCTTGAGTACAGATAAGCAGCAAAAGGGTCTTTGCAAGAGGTCTTATGTCCTTAAACAACTCTGCTGCCTTATCGAAGTAAATCGTACCGTAAGCACCGCTGTACTTAACCTTCTTTTTAACTTTCTTATCACCGTAAGATAAAACTTCACCAGTTGTTTCGTCGTACTTCTCGTATTTGATGCGCTGCGCCATGATGTATTCTCCATTACTAATTATTGAAATCACATTGTCTAATATGACTGGTCAATGAAGTGGAGGAAGAGTGGTAGCGGAATCAACAGGAGTTCAGTTTCGATATAATCATTATATACGACATCTATACCGATAGCAATATCTTTTTTGCAATAAATAAACAAATATTTAAAATTAAGTAAAATTAATGTGTTATAGGCATCATTATTCTTAATGGTAATTTGCATTATTTGTAATGTTTTGAGTTTTACAACTGCCTGTAATCAGAGGCGTCCTTAATCGTCTATTATATAGTACATGGAACAATTGTTGATATTACTGACTTTTTACTTTAGAAACAGTTGAAATTTACCCGGTATCCAACCTGAATATCCGTAGCGTGAGCGAAGGATATTTCTCTTGGGTCTTAGTACATAGTACCCAGCCAACTAAGTACTTTACTAAAATCTTCGTAAAGTAACATTTTTTTGTTGATTTCAGACCCGGATGCCCAGTACATTGTGGATGAGGCTTTGAATTGATTAACGCCTATCGACCTTTTTAACCGTTTGCTCTCACATTTGAGAGTTTGATTCTTTCGAGAATCGGCTTACTAGCAAAGAACGCACTGGTGCAAACTTGCAAGGCGAACTACTAGGCTAAACGGGAAACTACGAACCAATTGACTTATTGGAATACTTCGTAGAACCACGTGTTGGGTAAAATCAGTGAAGCAGTGTGGGAGCACTGTGAAAAACTCTTTAGAGGTCAGGGGAGCTGCATTAAGTTGCGTCCCCTCCCCTGTTATTTAAGTCAATCTCTCTTCTCCTTGATTCTAGCATCGAGGTAAATCTCCATCAATGTAATCAGTTTTCAAGATTAATTGACTGCTCTTCAACATACAACATTAAACATCATCCG